CGTGGACTGCTTCACGCAGGCCGTGATCTTCCTGAAGAACGACGGATGGTTCGAGCTGCCCCAGGCCTCAGACCGCGACGAACCGCGCCGCCGCGCACCCAACGCCGAGAGGGCCAACCCCTATGCCGCATAAAGCGAAGAAGCCCGTTTGGGACAAAGCCCGACCCAAGTCGCTCGGCGAGTCCGAGTCGCTGAGCGCGAAGCAGAAGTCCAGCGCCAAGGCGGCGGCCAAGGCCGCTGGCCGCCCGTACCCCAACCTGGTCGACAACATGCGCGCTGCGAAGGGTAAGAAGTGACCGCCCGCGTCGACAAGGCGGCGATGAGCTGCAACCGGCCGCGGCGCACGCCCGGCCACCCCACCAAGAGCCACGTCGTCAAGGCGTGCTCGGGCGGCACTGAGAAGGTGATCCGGTTCGGCCAGCAAGGCGTCAAGGGCTCGCCCGAGGGCTCGGCGCGCAACGATGCATTCAAGGCCCGTCACTCCAAGAACATCGCCAAGGGCAAAATGTCCGCCGCGTACTGGGCCGACAAGGTGAAGTGGTGATCGACGTGCACGGGCTGAACGCGATGCGCGCTGCTTACGCCGACGGAGGTGCGGTGCGCAACCCCGCGGCCCGCGGCCTGCCCAACCCGTCGCTGCTCAACTTGCAACTGTACGCGCAGACGGTGGCGGAGGGGATGTACCCCGACGATGTGTTGCGCAGGGACGCTGCCCGGCACATGCTGGCCGCCGCGTTGGCGGCGCAGCGTTTTGGTCCTGGCACGGCCGAGGCGCTGGGCAAGGCCTACGAGTTCAAGGAGTCGCCTTTGCGCACCGCGGGGCATTGGATGGGGCTCAGCGCGCCGCGCGAAGACTACCCAGTCGACACGCACAACAACGCGCTCGGCGCGCAGCTCGGTGCGCAATCGCGTTCGATGGACGATCTGCTGAGCGCGATTCAGCGCGCTGTGGACCGCGGCACCGCGGGCATCGCAGAAGGGCAGGTGTCGTTGCGTCCGGACCCGGACACCCGCTACGTGAAAGGCAAGGCCCGCGGCGGTCTCGCCCAAGTGAAGGAGCGCAGCTGCTATGGCTGAAGATCTGTCCCGCCCCGCATTCCGCTACCCCAGCTCGGGGCGCCGGCCTGAACGGCTCAACCAGAGCCGCGGCGTGAACGCCCCGCTGCAGCTGTTGCGCGGGTGGGCGGCCGGCACGCTGGGGTTGCCCGGGGACATTGAGGGCTTGGTGCGGATGCTGCCCGGCATCCAGAATGAAACTCCGGTGCTGCCCACCAGCGACTTCTACCGCGAGTGGCTCCCGGGCTACGACGAGCGCCCCGCGGCGCGCGCCATGAGCGGGCTCGGTGCGCTCACGGGCGGCATGGGCGCGACGAACGTGGCGCGGGCCGGGCTGGGCGCCGTGAAGCGGGCCACCGACGTGAACGCCATCCGCGACTACGTGCGGGCAGCGCAGGGTGTGTCGGGCCTGCCGGGCACGGCGGTCATCAAGCCCAAGGGCGGCAACTGGCTCGCCGGCACCGTGGAAGGCGCGGTGAAGCCGTTGAAGCGAGATCCAGAGGCTGAAGCGATGCAAGCCTTGCGCCGCGCAGGCGTCAACCGCAGCGACGAAGAGCTTCGTGAGTTCGTCGATGCGCAACAGTTGCCGCCGCAAGAGTCTGCCCTCAACCGCTGGATCGACCAAAAGCTCGCCGGTTACATCCGCAACGAGATGGGCACGCCGGAGGACCCCTTGCGACTGCAGGCGGAGGCGTTCGGGCCTAAGAAGGCCGCGCTGCTCGAAGCCAAGGACCGGCAGATCGCCAAGGCCACGGCAGACATGGAGCGGGCGCGCGCCGCGCGCGGCTTCACGCCTGAGATGATGACGCAGTCGCAAGCGCGGCTCCGCGAACTGCGCCGCGAGCGGGCTCAACTCGAGGCGCAAGCCGGGCTGCACCTGCCTGCCGAAACGTTCCTTGAATTTGCCGGTCGGGGGCCAGCGCCCGACGTCGCTTTTGCGCGCAAGCAGGGTGGCTACCCCGAGCTGGGCTTTGTCGAGGAAAACGCAGGCGACCTGTACGGCGGGCTGACCGATCAGCAACGGATGGCGATCGGCTGGGAGAACATTGCCGATGCGCCCATCTCGCCCGACAAGGCCGGCGAGCTCGCAGGCATCCGGTCTGTCCTGGACCGAAACCCCTGGCTCGCCAAGGCGCCGCCCGAGACCACGGTCTATTCGCTGTACGGCGGCAGCACAGTGCGCAACGAGAATCTCGGCTTCGGCCACCTCGTCGACGAACTCCGCAACGCGGTGAACCCGGAGTCGGGCCTGCCGCGGGAGTTGCTGCTCAAGTACGAGGACCTGCCCAAGCTCAGCGTGGCCCAGGCCGCCAAGCGCGTCGACGACATCAACGCCTGGCGCGCGGCGCAGAAGGCCGAGGCCGACCTGGCCCGCGCAATGAACCCGGCCACGCAGGTGTTCAAGGAGTACCCGGAGCAGGGGTACAAGTGGGTGGAGTTGAAGATGCCGGAGAAGACCTCCGGGTTACCCGAAGGCTACTCCTTGAGCGTCATCCGCAACGAGCGCCTGCCCGAGGGGCACATGGGCGCTCGCAGCTACGCCGTGGTCGACCCGCAAGGGCGCATGTTGGAAGACGTCGGGTTGGAGTACACAGAAGCCGACGCGCTGGACAAGTTCAGCCGCGCGTACTATGGCCGCGCGCTCGAAGACGCCCTCAAGTACGAAGGCGAACAGCTCAGTCATTGCGTCGGCGGTTACTGCCCGGATGTGGTCGAGGGGCGGTCGCGTATTTTCAGCCTGCGCGACGCCGAGGGCCGGCCGCACGTGACGGTGGAGGTGAAGCCTGACACCGCGCCACCTCGACACGACCACATCATAGATGAAATCAAGCGTGTCGTAGGCAGCAACAATATTCCTGACGACGATGCATACGACGCGCTGTACAAACAGGCGATGGCGAGCGTGATGGCCAACCGTCCGCAAGACATCATCCAAATCAAGGGCAAGGCCAACAAGGCGCCCAAGGAAGAGTACCTCCCGTTCGTGCAGGACTTTGTGCGCAGCGGGCAGTGGGGGCGGGTGGGGGACCTGGGGAATACGGGGTTGATTGACCTGAATGTTTCCGGTGTCCCTGAGAATCTCCGCGAAGGGCGGAGGTTTGTGCCCAAAGAAGAATACGACGCGATCGTGCGTCGCAACGCGGAAGGCTTCGCCCGCGGCGGCGCAGTGATCGCCCCGCCCGGCCCCGCGCAGTATGACCCGCTGGCCATTGATTCACTGGCCGAGCAACTACTCATGGAGGCCTGAAATGGCAGGACCGTTGTTTGCTGTGGGGCGGGCGCTGCTGGGCAGCCAGCTCACCCAGCCGATAATGAATGAGATGGCGATTCGCGGGTTGGGTAGCGGAACGCTGAGCCCGGAGTTGGCGCGGTTGCTGTACAGCAACCGCACTCTGGGCGAGCAGCTCGCCAGCAGCGTTGAGCCGCTGGGGCGGCTGCTGGGGTTCCTGCCCGAGGAGCGACCCAACTACAACCTGCCCGACGACTACAGCGTGGGTCCGCAGGGCGAGATTTACAACTTGGCCGGTGACCGCATGGTTACGGGCGAAGGCGTGACGGGGTTCCAGCCCGTAGCGCAATACGGGGAGTACGGGTTTCAAGAGCCTTTGCCGCCCCGTCCTGAAGGCTATCCGTCCGACGCGCCGTGGCCGCCGCCTGGGGCGGGGGGCGGCTTTATGCCTGCTGCGGAGGGGCTGCTCAGCCTACAGCAACCGCCCACCTGGGGAAGGGGTGCCGATGGCGGGGGCTTTAGCGGTGCGCGGGGTGATGACGGCGGCGGGCACGGCAGCTACGGTGGTGATTACTACGTCGATGAGCTTGAGCGCCTTGCCGCTCGCTACGCCATTCAACCGCCTCCCGGAGGTTGACCCCCAATCCCTTGCCCAACAAAACGCGCAGCAGCGCTGAGGACTTTTGACTCATGGCCGACCAACTCAGACCCGAAGACGAAGAAGACGAGCGCGAGGCCGTCGGCGAGACGCTCTCGCTGGACGGCGAAGAGGAGCTTGAAGTCGAAGACACCGAGGACGGTGGCGCCGTGGTGCGCATGAAGAGCGAGGAGCAGTCGCGCCGCGCGCAGCAGCACTTTGACAACATCGTCGAGGACGTAGACCCCGCGCGGCTCAGCGCGGCGGTCAGCGACCTGCTCGACAAGATCGACAAGGACAAAGAGGCCCGCGAAAAGCGCGACAAGCAGTACGAGGAGGGCCTGCGCCGCACGGGGCTGGGCGACGACGCGCCGGGTGGGGCGCAGTTCACCGGCGCCAACAAGGTGGTGCACCCGATGCTCGTGGAAGCGTGCGTGGACTTCAGCGCCCGGTTCATGAAGGAGATGTTCCCGCCCGCGGGCCCCGTCAAGAGCAAGGTGCTCGGCACCCAGGACAAGAAGAAGGTCGAAAAGGCGCAGCGCAAGACCGACTTCATGAACTGGCAGTGCACCGAGCAGATGCCCGAGCTGCGGAGCGAGCTGGAGCAGCTGAGCACGCAGTTGCCGCTGGGCGGCGGCCAGTACCTGAAGCTCATGTGGAGCCGGCAGCGCCAGCGCCCCACGGTGGAGTTCGTGCCGATCGACGACGTGTACCTGCCGTTCGCGGCCACCAACTTCTACACCGCCGAGCGCAAGACGCACGTGCAGTACGTGACGGCCGCGGAGTACGCGCGGCGGGTGCGCTCGGGCATGTACCGCGACGTGGACCTGGGCGCCCCTGAGGACCCCGAGTTCAGTGCCTCATCCCGCGCCAACGACAAGATCGAAGGTCGCAAGAGCACCGCCTACAACGAGGACGGACTCCGCACCGTGTTCGAGGTCTGCACCGCGCTGGCGCTGGAGGACGGCGAAGACGACGACCCCGCCCCGTACATCCTCAGCATCGACAAGTCCTCCGGCCAGGCGCTGGGCTTGTACCGCAACTGGGAGCCCGACGACCCGCAGCGCAAGGAGCTCGAGTGGGTGGTGGAGTTTCCGTTCGTGCCTTGGCGGGGTGCCTACCCCATCGGGCTCACGCACATGATTGGCGGGCTCAGCGGTGCGGCCACCGGCGCGTTGCGCGCGCTGCTGGATTCGGCCCACATTCAGAACATCCCCACGCTGCTGAAGCTGAAGGGCGGCCCCAATGGCCAGACGCTCAACGTGCAGCCCACCGAGGTGGTGGAGCTGGAGGGTGGGGCACTCATCGACGACGTGCGCAAGCTGGCCATGCCGATGCCGTTCAACCCGCCGAGCCCGGTGCTGTTCCAGCTGCTGGGGTTCTTGGTGGATGCGGGCAAGGGGGTGGTGCAGACCTCGTTCGAGAAGCTCGCCGACGGCAACCCCAACCAACCCGTCGGCACCACGCTCGCGCTCATCGAGCAGGGCATGGTGGTGTTCAGCTCGATCCACTCGCGGCTGCACAACTCGATGGCGCGGGTGTTCAAGATTTTGCACCGGCTGAACAGCGCCTACCTGACGCACGAGGCGCTCAAAGCCTACGACAACGGGCTGGAGGCGAAGCCCGAGGACTTTGACGGCCCGCTGGACGTAGTGCCGGTGAGCGACCCGGCGATCTTCAGCGAGACGCAGCGCTTTGCGCAGACGCAGGCGGTGATGCAGCGGGCCGCGGCCGTGCCGCAGATGTACGACGCGCGCAAGGTGGAGGAGATGTTCCTCCGCGGGTTGAAGCTCGCGCCCGCTGACCTGCTGCAGCCGCAACCCGGCCAGGACGACGTCGACCCCGTGAGCGAGAACGTGGCCGCAGCGATGGGCCGGCCCGTGTACGTGCTGCCCCGGCAGGACCACATGGCGCACCTGCGCACACACTTGGCGTTCCTCAAGTCGCCGCTGTTCGGCTCCAACCCGGCGATTGTGAAGACGTACTTGTTCCCGATGGCGCAGCACGTGCGCGACCACCTGCTCAACTACTACCTCACCGAGTCGCACGACGCCGTGAAGCGCGCCACCGAGGACGAGCTCATCCGCGACGACGCCGATCAGCAGGCCGAGGTCATTTTGCGGGTGCAGCAGCTCATCGAGCAGCAGCTGGGCGCCTTCGCGCAGGAGCTGGCGCAGCTGGACCAGGCCGCGCAGCAGTTCAAGCCGCAGCCCCCGATGCCGCCCGACAACTCGATGCAGGTTGCGCAGCTCAACGCCCAGTTGCAGGGTCAGCTCGCTCAGCAGCGCGCACAGCTGGACCAGGCGCGGTTGGCACAGCAGGCGCAGTCGGAACAGGCGCGCCTCGCCCAGCAGGCGCAGTCGGAACAGGCGCGCCTCGCCGACGCTCAGCAGGACCGCGCCGCCGAGCTGCAGCGGGAGGCGCTGCGTCAGCAGGCGGAGGACGCCCGCCAGCAGCAGTCCGACGCTGTGCGCTACCAGATGAACACCGACGACAACGAGACCGCGCTGCGGCTCGCGGCGGCCGAGATCGCCTCTGGCGAGAAGGTGGCGGTCAGCACCGGCACCGGCATCAACCCCAACCCCTGACCAAAAGGAACCCTGAACCATGGCTGACAAACCCACCCCCGGCACCGTGCCCATGACTGGCGCGCTCGTCAAGCAGAAACACCGCCTGGCCGCAGGCAGCAAGGAAAACGGCCAAACGCTGCCCGCCGCCCCGGCAATGCCCAAGACCCCGGCGTGAACTTTCCGGAGCAGATGCTCGCTCGGCTGAAGGCCGAGCAGGCGAGCTTTGCGCTGCAGGCGATGCAGCGGCCCCAAACCCGTGATGCCTTTGAGTACGGGCATCGGGTCGGCACCGTAGCAGGCTACGAGGCCGCCATCAATGTGCTCTTGACTATGTTGAAAGAGGAGCGTGACAGTGACCCAGACCTATGAGAACGCTATTGCGGAGGCTTTCCCGACGGCAGACGCCGGGGTGCAGCCCTTCGGTAGCCGCGTTCTGGTGCAGATTCGCACACCCAAGACCAAGACCGCCTCCGGCATCATCATCGACAACGGCTCGCGCGACACTGAAAAGTGGAACACGCAGGTCGCCAAGGTGGTGTCACACGGCCCCGTCGCCTACCGCAACCGCAACACGCTGGAACCCTGGCCGGAAGGCAGCTGGGCGCACCCGGGCGACCACGTGCGCGTGCCCAAGTACGGCGGCGACCGGTGGGAGGTGCCGCTGCCCGATGGCAGCACCGCGCTGTTCGTCATCTTCAACGACCTCGACATCATTGGCCGCGTCGAGGGCGACCCCCTGGCCATCCGCGCATTCATCTGAAGGAGATGTGACCCATCATGGCTGAGAAGCTCACCGACAAAGACCCCACCGACGACCTCGTTGTCGTCGAGGACGCCCCCAAGGGCAACGTGCCCTCCGAGCCGACGGGCGTGCCCGACCCGGCGCAGGACGCGCGTCTCCGCGCCACCGAGGACGACGAGGACGACGAGGACGACGGCGCCGCGGGCGACGGCCGCGACGACATCCGCGCCCGGCGCCGGCAGGAGAAACTGGAGCGCAAGCAGCGCCGCGACGAAGCCATC